ACGTTAGCAATACCTAAGTATTTGTTATTCTGTAGTGTTCGAACAGTTACTAGTTGTCCGTTATACAATGCTGTAACTAGACCAACTGATGATGTTCCGTTGTTACCAGCAGTTGACAAGTTTAACTTAAGAATGTTTCTACCGTTAATTGTTACTGAAGTGCGCTCAACTGAGCTAACTTCATAACGTGTAATACCACTACCAGCTAAGGTATGATCGATTTCAAGTTCTGAAATGTTCTGTGGACCGTAGTCGTAATCTGTAATGAATACTGCCAATGACTGCTTAGAAATAGTCGGAGTCATCTCATTGGCAAAAACGCTGTCTTTATAAACACGAGCAACTTGGATCATGTTATTAGCCAAGTTAACTTCGTCTGGTAATTCAGTTACGTCATAACCTGTAGCACGTAGGCCATAAGTTCCGTGTGAGTTAGAACCTGCAACAGAACGAATCTGTCCACCGTTACTTGCCCAATAGTGAGTATGACAGTAGTATGAGAATGTTGAAACTTGTTCAGTTACACCACCGTTGTTAGCAACAATACCATAACCTAAGTCGTTGATCATAGCAAAGTCGTTTGCTAACATTGACTTGTTACCGCCCATCTCAATGTTAATGACAGTGCCGACACCTTCTCTTAGGTAAACAATAATAGCATCTGCAACACTTGTTCTTGCAGCATATGTAGTGTCCTTAGCAGTTATTAGATTAGAACTAACACCGGTAAAGTTGCTTGGGAAGGCGTATGGAGTAGAAGTTGTTCCACCTGCAATGATATCGTTTAAGATATCAATTAACGCACCAACAGTAGTAGCAACTGTTGAATTACTTGCTGGCAAACTAACGTTCTGAGTTAGCGTATTACCTGCAGACTCAGTGACGTTAATATTTTGAACAACGTCTTGCATAACCGATTTCATTCGGTTGTATGCAGCAATTGTAACAGTCTCTTCGCCGGGAATATAGGAAGTTGTTCCTCTGAAATATGCAAGACCTGAGTCTTGACTCATAGAGTTCCCACCATACATTATATCATATATGATAGCATCAATAACATAGCCCACGTCACGTGAACATACTGATACAGAGTAGTTAGGAATCTGAGCAACGTTGTAGTTGGCAGCAATCCAAGATACAATTTCTTTTTGTATGTATGCACGGTTAGCAATTAAAATATCACGTGCATTTGTTTCTGCACTAGTATTCCATGTCATTGCTGGATAACTTAATGTAGGAATAGACTCTGCACCGTTAGCAAGTATGTCAGCAATAATGCCCATTCTATCTTCAATTGCAGACTGAGCAGCAATGTTACCCGGAACAAGTGCTATTACTTCGTCTTTAGCTTCATTGATTGCTTGGACAGTTTTATCTAACTGAACATTACCGCGAACTAAACTTGAGTATGAACGTAAGTATGAACGGCCTGCGTTAACAGATTGGAAGTTTGATCCAGTTACTAAGTCGTAACCAACTGCTTGAATAATCAATCCAACGTCTCTGCTACACTTTGATTCGTTGAATACAAAGCCGCCATTCCATGGAGTAGCAGTATCCATTGTCATTACTACAGTGCGAGAATTTGCATCGTAGCTAACAATATCGTTAATTTGATAACGTGTTCCTGATACATAGAATGCACAAGGAGGTTGAGGAGCACGAACATCAAGACCGGAGTTTACGCTACCGGTAACAGTTAGTGTTCGACCGCTGTCTGCAACAGCAGTAATTGTTCCACGTAGTCGTCCTGCAAAACCGTCAATGTATTGTCCACCAGCAAAACGCTTGCGGTTGATTGACTGTGAGAATGATGAACAAACTTGTCCGTATGGTGACTTGGTTAAAATTTGACCTTCTGGGTCAAGAACCATAATAAAGCCGCCGTGTCCTTGGAACGATACGTTACAAATACGAACTGCATCGTTACATAAGAATATGTCCATTTCCTTGTTGTTCTTAGGAGATGAATTAATATCCAACGGGTCTACTAAGTAGTGACGACCGTAGTTAATAGTGCTGTATAAATTCCAGTCACCTACTGCTTTTAGACCTGCAACATCGAATGGATATACTACACTACAGTTCATGAAGTTACCGGATACGCTATCAACAACAGCCTTACCTGGTTTTGGTCCACTGCCTGGGATAACAAGAACTTTACCAATCCAGTTAGCTGGAACTTGACCGGCTCCTAATGTAGCAACAATGCTTCCACTAGTTGCGCTAATACTTACAGTAGTATCAGTTGCGTAATCTGTAGCAGTATCAATTGGTCCAAGTTCCATCGCGTCAATAATCGCATCGCGATAGAACAACACCTTACGCCATGGACTCTGACTGATACGATCCTTAGGTCGAACAATAGTTCTACGGAATTCGTCGCCTTTAACTGAAACGTTTGCTGGCAACTTAATAGGATAATCTTCGTAGTAAATACCAGCTTCTACGAAAATAACAATTTGTAGGTCTTTAACGCTTTCACCGAACTCTAACATCTCACCAACTTCATAGTAAGCTGGTTTAGTCATACGTGCAGTGATAGTATCAACTGCACTATTACCCGGAGTTAGTGTTCCCGGAACATACGTAACAATATTAGAATACGCAGAACTACCAACACCTACTAAAACTTTAGCAGGTAAAATATCGTTGTTACTAGGGTTACCTTGATCAACAAATCCAGATCCACCGTTTGTAAACTTGATAGTCCATAAACCAGTGCCGAACGTTGCAGTTGGAGCAGCGCCAAATCCACTTGTGATAATACTAATCAACGTATTCATGTTATTAGTAAAATCAGTAATAGCATTTTCACTTGGAGCACCACGATCACCAACCATGCCGTATGCGGCACTAGGTAGTGTTCCAGAAACAGTTAGTGACTGAGTGTATAATGATTGATAACGTGTTGCAGTAGTTTGGTTTAATACTTGTGTCGCAAGAGTCTTAGCATATTGAATACCGTCTAAAGTTTCAGTATACTGTGTTCCGATTGCAATCGACTTAGCTGATGTATTTCTATAGTAGCTCTTACCTGCACCAATACTTTGATATGTGCCATCAGTTACTAAGTCGATGGCCATTGCTTCGATGATATATCCTACGTCACGGAAACAAATTGCTTCGTCGTAGTTAAAGCCACCTGCGTAAGTAGTATCTAAGTAATTGATAGTATCATTTTTAACAATGTCTTTCTGTCCTTGAATAGTTGTTCTAATTTCAAGTCTAGTAGCAGAGTAGTCACCTGTTGTTAAATCAGGTAGTGTTACTGTAGGAACAATTGAATCGCTTCCAATACAGTCTTTAATTGTTGTAAACAATTCGTTGATTCTAACAATAGCTACATCGCCACCGGATAAGCTAGGATTAATATATTGTTCAACAGCAAACGGAATATCTTGGTAAGATGTTAGCAGTTCAACGTTTTGAATAATTTGACTAATCAAACTCTGTGCAAAATTAATAGCTTCAACAGTTTGTGTAATTTGTCCTTCAACTTGTGACGCACCGTTGATATAATATAGTTCAGCAGCATAAGCAGTTGCACTAGTTCCACCGTAGGTAATATCATAAGCAACTGCTTCCATGATATACTTTAAGTCACGCTTACATGTGTCTTGGTTATAGTTAAATCCGTTATAGTTAGTGTTGATCCAACCGATAACTTCTGCTTGGATAAAATCAGTGTTGGTAAGCATTAACTCACGAGCACTGGTGTATCCTGTATCTAAACTTTCAGGACTTGTATATTCAATCGTTGGTCTTTCACTTAGACCAATTTCTAACATGTCAATGATAATTTGGAAACTACTATTGATCTTAGTTAGTGACGCACTGTCAGTAATAACTGGATAGTTAGTATTCAAATATGTAATAGCAGCATTTCTTAATGCTGTTCTATTAGCATTGCTAGTTCCAAGGATTGCCAATCTTGCAGCACGTAAGAAACTAGATGTTCCACCGTTGGATGACACATCGATGTCAACAATCGTAGGTGGAGTGTTTACAGTAATTAAATCGCTAATTGTAACTAACAACTCAGTAACACGAGTTCTAGTTGCAACAGCATCTGATCCTGAACCAGTTACTCTAGAGTAAGTTTGGTTACGATATTGTTTTGCAGTAGTTTGATAAACTACAGCTGGGGATTCATTTTGTAAGATAGACTGCATCATTGTATTGATGTAGGCTACCGATGCAAGTGTTGGTGTTAATTCAGGAGTTGCAATTTGTCTAGTTAAACCAACCCAGTAACGTTGTCCAGCATATACGCTAGCTATGTTTACAGCAGTGGTTCCATTGCCATACAACATGTCGTATACAACAGACCAGATCATATACTTAACGTCACGCTTACATGTGTCGCTACTGTATTGTAATCCAGGATAGTTGTTTTGCAAGAATGCAATAACTTCAGCTTGCATAAAGCTAATGTTGTTTAATAGAAGTTCGCGAGCGTCTGAACGAGCACCTTTCGTTGTTCCAGTTAAACTAGGGAATGTTGGTGTTGCAACATTAGCACCTTGCACAATTGAAACGATCAAGTCAATGTTATTGCTTATTGAATTTACAGCAGCAGGAACATCTGAGACAGCGGCTAACAGAAGGATAGATGCCTTCATGTTGTTTAAGATACCAATTAGCTGTTCAACTTCAACTCCAGTGTTTGCAGCAGCAAATTTCAAACCAACAAACGTTGTTCTAAAGTTTGATAGTAATACTAAGTCAAAACATAACGCATCAATAACTTCACCGATGTATGAACTTAAACTTGGGTTACTGTAAGAGAAGTTTACTAACTGATCTCTTACAAATCTAATAGCGTCAACTGTTTGAATTAATTGATCTGATAATACAGCAGAACTAGCGCCAGCGTAGTAGCGAGTTCCTGACAATACTGAATTGAATGTTGTGTCCAGGACTAAGTCGTAGCAAACTGCATCGATCATCAATCCTACGTCACGAGAGCACTTTGCTTTGTCGTATGTGAATACGTTAACATATTTGTTGTTAATGTAAGCAATTACTTCATACTGAATGAATTGTTTATTTGCACGTAGTAAGTCAAAGGCATTTACATACCCGTTGTCTGCGCTATTACCGCCTGACAATGTTACACTGGTAATTTCACTAAATGTTTGGTCTGGACCTTGTGTGTAGGCTAAACGTTGACGATATGGACCTGGCTCAGTTTGAGCAATGCTGATTAAACCTTCAGCAGCTAGGGCAGCAGCACCGATTGATTTATAAGCATAGTTCCAGAAACGTCCTTCCTTACCACGTGGGCTAAGTGCTTGAGTATCGTCACCTTTAGTAGTAACATACAAGTTAATAGCACTTGAATATGTAGAGTTATCCACATAGTATTTTGAAGCAGCTTGTAAGTCGTCAGCCCCGTTTGGAGTTCCAACACCTGCAATAGCGCCCGGGTGATCGTTAAGATATAAAGGGCCAGTCATTGTGTCACCACCACGTAACACTACATTCTTACGTGGAACTGCTTCTGTTGCAACGTAATTACTGCGTAGTGTAGGATCGTAGTCTACATCACTAATTTGTGGAGTTAACGGTTCGTCACGAACACGTAGCGCATCACCTACTTGCCCGCCTGATGATCTAACGTAATGACTATCTGCATAGCCCTTGCTAATTGCAAGTTCGTCGATTGTAGTAGTAGCACCGCGTGGGCCGTGAACAGCGTTGAAAGCAGCTACTAAATCCGCACTCGGATTTGGCACCTTACCTATTGGGAATAAGTTAGCATTTAACGGACCACCTAATCTCGGAGCTGGGTCACTAGCAGTTGTTGATAAGCTGTTAGTAATGGTAACTTTATCAGGATCACTTGCATCAATTGCAATACCTTCGCCGGCATACAATGTTTTAGCAGCAAGTCCACTACCATCTGACTTAGAAATAATAACACGGTTTGAACCATAGTCGGCAACCGGATCACCATTTACATATCTTAGTTCCTGTGCGTCTGACAGGTTAGTGAGCCCAATGGCTCCGCCTTGGCCGAATACAGCGTAAATTTCATTAAAGTTTTCATTAACTTTACGGAACGATTCGCGAATACTATCGCCTGTTCCATCATTACCTTGTATACCAATGTCTATATCTTGACGTGCCATGTGTTAACTCCGAATTATAACGTTATATGATATTTATCAATATGGTTTTGTAACCTTAATGTAAATACGTTTATGTTCTTAAATCTCGAATATCAGCAGACAGAATTTACTAGAACTAGTAAATTAGGTGAACTGCACACTTATACTCGTCAGAAGACTGTCATAGTTTTTCGATGTGATAGTTGTGCTGAGATATTCAAACGCGATAAAGGCTCGATGAGCCCAAAACGGTTAAGTAACAATTACTTTCACGTGTGTAGTAACTGTGACAGTAAGAGATTTGCTCAAAGAAAGGGTGTAGAACGCAAACATATATGGGATATGCCTGCTTCGAGCCTAAAAGACATCAGTCAATTATAAATAAAAATCCAAGGAGGACATTATAATGTTCAAAGCAATTAAAGAATTCTTTACAGGCAAACCAGCTCCAGTAGAGACATCAGCACCAGCAGCTGAATACAAAGTAGAAGCACCGGTAGTTATAGCACTAGGCGAACCACCTGCTACTGTGGTAGTAGTCGAAGGCGCAGGCCAAGTTGAAGTTCCAGCTGAACCTACCAAAAAGGCACCAGCTGCTAAAAAGACAGCTACTAAAAAGGCTCCAGCGCCTAAAAAGCCACGTAAGCCAAAAGCTCCTAAGTAATATTAGGATATAGAAAAAGGGCCTTTATGGCCCTTTTCTTATGGAAGATTATTTAATTTAGTTTGGTTAAATGCAATATCGTCTTTAAGTTTGAGTTTAACTTTCTTTAAAGTTTCTACTTTAAGATGATCTGTGTGATGTAGTTCTAATGCAATAATTTCTTTATCAATTGCATCGTGCTTTTCTTTTAAGTGCTCAATGTGATGTATTAGTTTTTCTCTAGTCATCATACGTTTTCCTTCATCTGTTTGTATAGTGCCATACTGGCTAAGTTCTTCCCCTTGCTTTCGCACATGATGTCGAACTGGTTTGTGAATCCTATTGCCCAATCGTTAACTTCCTTGTTCCAATAAAAGTCAGAGTGTGCTCTGAGCTTTTGCTTCTTATACCCATCTAGAAGAAGCTGGGCATGGTTAGGTGCTGTAAGTGTATCATGATGGACAAGATAATCTTCACGACTAACTGAATAATGCATAGTAGGGCGCACACCGCGCCAACTATCCACAACACGCTTAACACGATCGTCTGGCGGAAGGATATACTCCCCTTCACGAATCCAATGATGGTGAACATCGAGCACAATAGGAACGATATCGCTAATAGATAAACAGTCATTTAACCCCCATGAGTTTTCTTCGTTTTCAATTGTAATACAATTCCGGGCTTCGGGGGTAAGTCTTTTGTAGGCAGATCGAATACCTTCGGGACCTTGTTTACCCGAGATGTGTACGTTGATTTTAAAATCCTGGAAGGATTTACCGTAGCCCATGTATCTGACCATATCGGCATGATATTCAAACTCCTCTATTGATCGTTGGACAATGCCTTCGTTAATACTAGCAAGAACAACAAACTGGCCAGGATGCATAGAAAGACGGGTACCGCTTGCACGAGCACTATTACCAACAAGGATAAAATTGCGCTCGAGATAGCTAACAACGTCAGGCCTGCGCCAAAAATAACTCCAATCAGGCTGGGTATAAGCAGGAAGAATGTCGCTACTAAGGCGAACCATCCTAAGGTTTTCATCTAGTTCTCCCACACGGTCTACAAGTTTTTTAGTAGCCGCAAGATTTTGGACCATTAAGTCCCAGAGCTTTTGTTCTGCAATTTCTTTGCTCTGTCTATTTAACCAACTTATGGTAGTTGTACCGGTATTGTATTTTTTAGCATCGTCTGTTGCTTTAATACCATCTACTTGATCAGGACGATCAATCCATTTACATGCGAAGCCTATCTTGCCCATTTGTGCCTTACCAGTGACGGATTACTCCTGCCACTATAAAAAAGTTAGTGATACAGTATATTAACACAATTACTGTGCGAATGCAAGCAATTCGGTCCGCTTCTGCGTCCGAACTGCCTGCTTTTTCACCTAATGCTTTAGCCCAAACGTGCCAAAAATTACGCAAATAAGTCTTCATTCCATTCACGATGGCCTTCAGTATAGGCCATATTGCTTTGAGTTTCACGAACTTCTACACGATAGCACCAAAGTCTTGCTGCCTCGCTAGGTCCCCACATCTCCGGAATATAAACACCGTTAACGTATTTGTAAAGCATTTCGCTAAGACCTTCGCATCCTAATTTTGGTAGGACTACGACTTTAGCCATTTTCTTTTCTTGTAGCAATTTATATGTTTCCATTTCTGGATCATCTTGTGCTACGATAAGTGTATGGTCGAACTGATCTTCTAACACTTTTTTGAGTTCTTTTAAGCCGCCGTAGTCAGCTGCCCAATTACGAACATCTAAATCATTAGTGCCAAAATAAAACTTCATTGAAAAACTGTAACCGTGAATTAGATTACAGTGACTATCAGCTCGCCATTGACGATAAGCGCATGGAAATGCGTCGTGATATTCTTTTGTGCTTGTGTATTTGTATGCTACTGGTTGTAACGTTGCCATTGTTGTTTTCCTTTATGAACAATGACATGCAGAATTTATATTGCGGGGTGAATGCCTAAGACCGCATAATGTAATTATACAGTCTTAGACGCTAATGTCAAGCATTGTGGCGACCGATTGCACCAAACGGTGCCCACTCACCTGGGTTGCCAGCTTTGATGCAAATCCAACCTGCATAAGAACCTTCTTGTGGTTCAGTGTTCCAACAGATATCGCCCAGTTTGAACGAACCAAATATTGGAGAAGTTGTTCCAGTTACGAACTTCTTACCTGCAAAACTTACATCGCCCTTGACTTCTAGGTCAACACTTGCATCTGGAGTATTAACACCAATTGCTAGTCGTCCAAATAGTTTTAATGGACGGCTTGAGTTTTGATTGTTACCAATTACAAACTCGTTGTCACTGATCTTAAACTCATCAATGCCATCTACTGCAATCTTAAAGTCTTTAGAAGTTGATAGTCCTTCTGTGGACATAGTTAAGATGTCCGCATCTTTGACCACGCTCAATGATTTTGCATTGATTGCATCTGCATTCATAACTTCTAAGAATGTTGCCGGGCCACTTACGTTTAATTTTTGTAGTGTGCCAACGGTAGTTAAGCTAGAAGTAGAAATCCCAGTGCCTAATCGGTCACCAGTTAGAACTGCTTTTCCGTTAATTTGGAATGATGCATCGACATTAAGGTCGATAGATTCGCTTGACCAAAAGCGGTCAGCGCCTTCTTTAAGAATAAATTGGCGGGTGCGGTCTTTACCAGTCCATACCAATCCAATTTCATAAATTGAATCAGCAGTTGTTCCTTTGAATTTAACAGAGCTAATGCGGCCTGCTGTATCATCTGAAATTACATTATCAGCATGAATAGTTCCGTGAACACGTAGCACACCGTTTTTAAACTTCTCATGACCTACTACAATTTCGCCTGTTGTTTTAACTGTTGCTCTTACAGTATTATCGGTTACAAGATCGAGATCGTGATTAGTATATGTTCCAATGACCGCACGGCTGTTTGAAGGTGCGCCGATGATAGCTTCAACGCCATTTTCGCTTACGCTTAGGGTAGCGTTAGGCAAGTCTGTGCCAACGCCTAGTCTGTTCAGTGCCGAGTTAAAACTAGCAAACTCGCCAATGCTAGCGTTGCCGTTAACGATTAATGAAGTTAAATTACCAACTTGACGTAAGCTACTGCGAATAATGCTTGGGCCTAGTTCTTTTGCACTAAGCACGGGTGCATTATTAATCTTGTAAGATCGGGTTGCTTCTAAATCAAAGTGTCCATCAGCCCAGATGCGCTGTCCGGGTCGATATATTAAACTGGTAATATTTGTGCCATCAGACCACTTAATACCTTGTCCGTCTAGACCGTCTTCGTCAGTTGAATTGAATTGATTTGCCATAGAAATACTCTCTTTAGAGTATTTATCTATGGCAACGGTGTATGTTATGCTACTTTAAGTAGAATAGTTTCTTCGTTAATACGACCATTCATTTTAGTGTCTGTAGCGTTGATGTCATCAAGGAACTTGCGCAGAGCTACTTTGTTAGCCGCTTTAAACTCTTTGAGCTTTTCTTCCGGCTTGCGCAGTGTCTTTTGAATGCTCTTAAACTCGTCAAAGCCTGTGATTGTAGTGCCTTTGACACCCAGTGTATTAAACTCAGAAGCTACATACTTGCCAAGTTTACGAGTTTTAGTGTTGTAGATCCACAGTTCGCCTGCGCCAATAATATCAGTCGGACTAACGGATACTAGCTTTAGCGGCTCGTTTGTCTTCATAAACTTCAACTTAGCAACAATCTTTTCTGCTGGAACACTCTTCTTAGCACGTGGCGCACGGTTAACTTTGGCTTCTTGTGCCAACATAGTGCAAGCTGCCATAATTTCTTGATAGAATGCAATCAAGTTCTTAATCTGCTTTTTGCTACGATGACTGTAGCCTTCGCGCAACTGTTCGTCCTTGCTACCGCTAGCAAGCTCTTCCAACTCAGCCAAGTCCTTAGAGTAGAACTCTTTGATGATGCGAGCGTGAGCTGCCTTTGCTTCTACCGCCTTGAGCAAGTTAAGCATCTTAAATGCCTTTGGATCAAATTC